CCGATATACCCTTCAGTAAACCTAGATGGCTTTGAGTATTGGACAGGCCAGTTCGGAGAAGGCATGCCTAATGCAAGTCTTGGTATGCACCTGGATAAAGATGAGGCACTCTGGAAAAGCACTGGGGAGATTTCATCTCCGATTGTAGGTACTGTATTCTACCCTGTAGAGATGGATATCGACGGAGGATACCTTGAAGTGTTTTCTAATGGCCCAGAGAAACAGCCGGAGCGCATACGTGCAAAACACAATAGGCTAATCATATTTGATGCAGGAGGAACACACCACAGAGTTACAGAGGTAACACGAGGTACCAGATCTGCTATTGCAATCAACCTTTGGGACAAGAAACCAACAGGAGAACTCAAGGAGGAATGAAATCCCTTTATCACTTTTTAGTACGTGTACCTAAAGTAACCAAGGACACTATGGAAGTCAACGGTGAAGAAATGTATCTCGACACCAAGTTTGACGAGTTCAAACACAGAACCATGGAAGGCGAAGTGGTTGCTCTACCAGCCAAGTTTGACACCAATGTTAAAGTAGGGGACACCATGTATTTCCATCACCACGTTGTGCTTGGTGGTAACCACATGATGATGAACGAGGAAACAGTTCAGTTAGAAGAAACCAAGAAGCGTGGTCAGTTCATAAACCCAGACGACGACATATACGTTGTCCACTATGGAGGTAACTTAGATCCTATATCCTGTCAAGCCTACGCATATAAATGCCAAGACACAGGGGAGATAGAGTTGATTAGTGACTGGATATTTATAACTCCAGAGCCAGAGGAAGAGCAAGAGGAAACAATAAAGAGTGATATCATTGAACTCATACCAAAGGCTAATCCCCCTAAAGAAAAGAAAGGATACATAAGATGGTCTTCACCTAAGTTAAAGGAACTCGAATTGAGTCCCGGAGACAAAGTTCTGATCAGAAAGAACTCATCCTATGAGATGGAGGTAAACGGAGAGAAGTTATGGAGAACGTATTTACAATCAATTCATGGCAAGATCGAAGAAGTATAACAACATAGATACCGCTGTACGTCTAATGCAGGCTATGCAGATTGCTATAGAGAACATGATACAGGAAATACAAAAGCCTGTAGACCAGGAACTTAGCGGTTCTCAACGTAAAGCAGAACTGCAATCTATAAAGCAGACAGCGGTAGATGCAAAAGAACTTATCGTTGAAAGAGAAAGACTCGAGCAACTTATCAAAGGACTCCAGCAAGATGGAGAAATCAAAGAAGAACGAGACTATAGCGGAGGATTCGCAGAGCAATACTCAAAGTAATCAAGTCTTCATATACTGGGATTATTAAATGGCTGGACTTGTAGAAATAGAAGATGAAATTGTAGTCAGTATATGCTCTGACAAAACCGCAGGCGATGTCAGTGTATACTTTGACTTACCCATACAGTTCCCTAAGCAACCACCTAAGAAGGATATTCTATTTTACGATAAGCCAAAGGCTGAACAATACTGGCAAAGGATACCGTTACCCGATGACTTAAAGAAAGTAAAGTCAATGGAAGAATGGATGTCTATGCCAGAGCAATTCCGTAAGAAGTATACCAATTACATTACTGAAGAATATAAAAGAAGACGCAATGGAGTATGGTTCTATAACAACGGGGTACCTACCTATATTACTGGAAACCATTACTTTTTCCTGCAGTGGTGTAAGATTGATATCGGATACCCATCCTATCTCGATTTCCAGAGACAACTATTCATACACCTTGACGCTTGCGTAGCAGACCCGCGATGTATAGGACAGGTATATGTCAAGTGTCGTAGATCAGGATACACCAATATGTCTGCGGCAATACTTGTAAACGAAGGAACACAGGTTAAAGAGAAACTACTGGGTATCATGTCTAAGACAGGTACCGATGCACAGGAGAATATATTCATGAAGAAGGTGGTGCCCATATACAAGTCGCTGCCTTTTTTCTTTAAACCTATTCAAGATGGTACGACCAACCCCAGGATGGAACTCGCCTTCCGCGAGCCATCAAAAAGAATCACTAAAAAGAATAAAACCTCATCAAGAGGTGAGGCTCTTAATACAATTATTAACTGGAAGAACACAACCAACAATGCCTATGATGGAGAGAAACTACACATCTTGTATTTGGATGAGGCAGGTAAGTGGGAAAAGGGTAATGATATACGAGAGGCATGGCGAGTACAACGCACTTGTTTGCTTGTAGGTAGAAAGATTGTAGGGAAAGCAATAGTTGGAAGCACCGTTAATCCATTAGACAGAGGAGGAAGGCAGTACAGGGAACTGTACAATGCTAGCAATGTAAATGATAGGAACGAAAACGGCAGGACAAAGAGCGGCTTGTATGGGTGTTTTATACCAGCATACGATGCCCTGGAAGGCTTCTTCGACAAGTACGGAATGCCTGTCATTGATGATCCCGAAAATAGTATTATAGGCTTAGAGGGTGAGTACATAAACTTAGGAGCAAAGACTTATTTAAAGAACGAAAGAAAGGGTTTGTCTGGAGACTCTTACGAACTAAACGAAGTTATACGTCAGTTCCCCTTTACTGAAGCAGAAGCCTTTAGGGATAGTTCTAAAGCATCACTATTCAACGTACAGAAAATATACGAACAGGTAGAATACAATGATGATTTGTTTCCCAACCCTGTGGTTACAGGAAACTTTGTTTGGTCTTTAGGGCAAAAGGATACAGAGGTAGTGTTTAGTCCTGATCCAAACGGAAGATGGAGGGTATCATGGATGCCCCCTGTAGAATTAAGAAACAAAAAGACACCAGAGAATGCGTGGCTAGGATGCGCTGGAGTCGATAGTTATGACATCGACGCAACAGTGGATGGTCGTGGCTCAAAGGGTGCTTGTCATTTCTTTAATAAATTCAACCTAGAGCATCCCTCTAATATGTTTGTAGCCGAGTACGCTTCACGTCCCCCGCTTGCAAAGATTTTTTATGAGGACATATTAATGGCCGCAAAGTTTTACAGTTACCCTGTGTTAATTGAGAACAACAAGTATGGTATCGCAAGACACTTTGAATCAAGGGGTTACGATCATTTTCTACTAGACAGGCCTACCCATCTCACATCCAGTTATGGCAGTAAAACAAAGACAAAAGGAATACCATCGAATTCACAGGATGTAATACAGGCTCATGCACAGGCTATCGAATCATACATACACGCACATGTCGGTCTTAATGAGGAGACACTTGAGTTTGGTAAAATGTATTTTGAAAGAACCCTCGAAGACTGGGTTAATTTTAAGATAGATGACCGTACAAAATATGACCTTTCAATATCAAGCGGGTTAGCCTTACTTGCTGCACAAGGGCATAGAGTGGAGAAGACTAAATCTGACTTTAATGGCAAGCAGTTCTTCCGTAAAGGTCAGATAATTATACGAAGATAATAAGAAGTATATTTGCAACAGTAGCAATCTTAAGTATGGATAACGAATACAATAATGGACAATCTTCATTTCCAGATCCCCTATGCGGTGTCGAGGAGAAGGTGTCTAAAGGATATGGCCTAAGTTACGCGAAGGCTATGTTTGCTCAGTGGATTGGTAGCGACTATCAAAATTCATTGTACGGACGACGCAACAGCGAGATGGAACGCTGTAGAGATTATGCGCAAGGAACACAAGACACATCTATCTATCGTCAGATACTAAACTCTCTTGACAACAATAATGGTGACGGAACCTTGATGACGCTAGACTATACGCCAGTTCCTATCATACCTAAGTTTGTTAAGATTGTTGTAAACAAAATTCTTTCAAAAGAACCATACCCTCAGATCGAAGCAATCGACCCTCTGTCAAGAACAGAGAAGGATAAAAAGAAAAATGCAACAGTATTGCGTATAGAGAATCGCGATATGATTGAAGAAGCGAAGTCTCTTGGACTGCGCGTTAAACAAGACCCTGGACAACTACCAGACACACCAGAAGAAACTGAGATATTCTTAGACACCAACATTAAGACGGACGCAGAAATCTCTGCTCAGATTGCTACTGAGATGACATTGAAGTGGAATGACTTTAATCAATCTATCTATCGCCGCTGTGTTGAAGACCTCGCCACTCTTGGTATGGGTGTTGCCAAAAGAAGTAATGACCCCAACTATGGAATCAACGAGGAGTATGTTGACCCAAAGAAATTTATACACAACTATACAGACGACCCGACCTTCTCTGACCTAACATATGCCGGTCATTTCAAGTACATAACAATCATGGACTTGAAGCGTATCGCTGGCAATGAGTTTACGGAACAGGAGTACGAGGAGATTGCTAAGACTGTTATGAATAAGTATGGAAACAATCCTACTCAGTTTTCTACAACAGGATCCGGTTATGACAGACCTGGTACACGTTACCGTCAAGGATATGATGAGTACAAGATAGAGGTAATGGACTTTGAGTTTATGTCTGTTGATGATATCATATACGAGAAGAAAGAGTCGGCATACGGAAACATAGGTTTCTATTTTAAAGGAA